CACGGTGCGCCGCTCGGCGTCGATTGACGCCGGCTGGAAGCCCGCCGCGCGGGCCTGAATCGGAATCGACAGTGCGCTCATTTCGTGTCCTTGTCTCCGCCCAGCAGCGTTGTCCCGCTGGGCTGTAGCAGTTCATCCGCTTCCGGTCCTGCCGGGTTCAGCCGCAGCAGTTTCCGGGCGTCGTTGGCGCTGATAATGCCGGCCAGGCGGGTCTTGGTAAGAAACTCTCCCTTGCTCTTCAGGTCGGCCAGGTCCAGGTCACCGCGCAGAAATTCGATCTCGATCGTCTGCGCCTCGCGGTTAGACAGGCAGGTGTTGGTGAGTTCCTCTTCCCAGTTCGCGAACCACGGCCCCAGTCCGTCCTGATACCACTCCAAACCCTGGTGCTCGATGTTGTTGTTCGTCGACCGGTCCAGGTCCCCGATCTTGTGCGGAGGAACGCCGAAGATCCGCGCGATGTCGGTCACGGTGAACTTCATCGACTCCAGATACTGTGCGTCGACCATCTTCAGCCCGACCTCGCGGTACTTCATCCCTTCTTCGAGAATCGCTGGGCGGTAGGCGTTTTCGAGACCGCCATGCATGGCGAGCCAGCTCTGCCTGAGGTTGGCCAGCGCTTCGTCGCTCAGGTGCTCGGGGTGCTCGATCACCCCCAGAGGCCGCGCGCCGTTTGAGAAGAATCTCGCGCCATGTTCCACCATCGCCAGAGACGCGCCGATTGTCTGCCGGTGCTGCGCTATTGGCGATAGGCCCAGCAGCCCGTCCGTCTCGAGTCCCCGCAGGTGTAGCATCTGGTGCCACGGCCGGCCGATCTCCCGCCCGTCATCCATCCGGTACGTGTACCAGGGAGCCCCCTCCCGGAGCTGCACGCTGGTGCGATCCGGACGCCATGGCCAGAGCGCAGTCACTTGGCCGCGCCCGTTGATCTCCAGTTCCGCGTAGGCGTTGCCCGTGAGGTCGATCCAAGCCTGCATCTGCCGCTTGAAGCGGAACGCCGTCATGTAGGGGTTGGCGCGGTAGCGCAGCAGCGGATAAAGATAATGATCGTAGGCTCGATCCTTGCCCGACGGCCGCCCGTCGGTGCCCAATCGCCGGCGATAGGTGATCAGCGGCGTGCGCGCCAGGCTCGCCGAGCGGATGTTGACGCAGGCCCACACCGCCGAAACGCGCAAGGCGCTGAGATATGTCACCGTCTTGCCGCTGGCCGTAACGTAACCTTCGTGCCAGGCCTCCCGGAAGCTGTCCGAGACCTGCACTTGCCGCTCCGCGACTGGCGGCGGCCAGGCGTGGCCAGCCCCACGCGCGATACCCGCCAGTGTCTCGATCACAGAATCACCAGACCTCGTCTCTCGTACACCGATGTCCCGCGCGCTCCGGCATTGCGCAGTGCCCGGTCGAGCGCCATGATCCGCGTCACCATACCATCGATGCGCTTCCCGCTCTTGTTGCGGTCCGGTTTCACCGGCTTGATGCGTTCCTCGTCGTCGCGCCGGACGGATAGGCAGTCTGCGCAGAACCGTGTTACGGGGTTCGGCTCGTTGACGATCCGCCGTTGCAGGATCAGGTGCAGCAATTGGGTAGTCGGATCGTGGTACCAGCCCATCGTCTGGCCGAACTCGAACATTTTCAATCCCGCTTCGCCTAAGTCCATCGCCACCACCGCCGCCCGCCACTTGTCATATGCGACTTCGCGGACGTCAAAGAGGTTCGCAAGTTCGAGCACCCTATCCCGCACGATTCGCTCATCCACCACCGGGCCAGGAATGGACTCGATCCAGCCCTCCCGCACCCAGACGTCGTATGGGCGGCCGTCTTTCCGCGTCCGCTCCCGGACCTGGTCCGCAGGCATCCAGTACCATTCGGCGCAGTAAAACTGGTCATCGACAGGCCACACGAGCGAAAGCGCGGTCAAGTCGACCCGCGAGGACAGGTCTAGTCCGCCGTAGCAGGCCTTCTTGCGAAGCTCAGGTCCAGCGATGGCTGTACGCATGCATCCCATTCGGCGATCGGGATGTATCTCGTTTCTTGCTGGGTGCGCTGATTGAGGCGCAGGCGCCGGAAGGTATTCTCGTATACCGGGTTCCGCTGCGCCCGCAGACAATCGGCCCGGACGCTTGTCAGATCCAAGAAGTCGCCCAGCGCCGGATTGGCCTTGAACCAGGTGGCTTCCTGCGTCCAGTCGTCGTCGTCGCCGGCCGCATAGATCACGGCATATAGCCTGGGATCGGCGGCTGGGTCCCTCAGCACTTCCAGTGCCTCATTGTGCAGTTGCTCCCACAGCGGCGACTCGCCAGGGATGCCGGCGGTAGTGATCGCGAATATCAGCGGCTGCGTCCGCGTGTCGCTGCCCGTGGTGAGCGCTTCCCACAAACTGCCGTCGCCCAGTTCCTTCTGGGTGTGCAATTCATCGAAGATTACGCCCGACGGATTCAGCCCGTGCTGCCGCGGACCGTCCGCCGACAGCACACGATAGACGCTGTCCGTTCGCGGCGCAACGATCGTGCGCGCGCTGTCCAGAATCCGGCACCGGCGACGGAGCGCCGGCGACCGGCGCACCATCGACGCCGCCACCTTGAAGACGATGGCAGCCTGATTGCGGTCGGCCGCTGCTGAATAGATCTCGGCACCAGGCTCTCCGTCCGCCAGCAGTAGTTTGAGGGCGATACCAGCCGCAAGCTCCGACTTCCCGTTCTTCCGCGGCGTCTCGATGTATGCCATGCGATACTGGCGGCACCCCTCGCCGTCCACGGTGCCGAAGATGTCTCGCACGATCTGGGCCTGCCACGGCTTCAACAAGAACGGTGTCCCGGCGAAGCGCCCCTTCGTGTGCCGGAGATAGGACTCGAAGAACCGCACAGCGTCGTCGGCCTTACGCTGGTCGAACGGCATAAGCAGAGAGAGTGTCAGGACGGCTGCCAGCATAGTTCAGTCCAACAATCCACTTGGGTCGTGATCGATATCCGGATCGGGAAGCGTCATGCGGTTCCTCGGGCCGGGCGCGAACCCGAACAGGTCGATGTAGCGCTGCGCTTGCGCGCGGTACTGCCGCGCGATCTGAACCGCCGGGTTTTTCACAATGCCACGGTAGCCCTTTATGAGCACGCCACTCTCCGCGATGGAGTCCTCCGCCTGGCGCAGGCGCGAGAAGCATGTGCAACAGTCTGCCAGCGCAGGCCCGTCTATCTTCTCCAGATCGCCTCGCTTCGTGAGCTGCTCGACGAAGAAGCTCCAGTACTTCTGCGCTAGCTCATCCAGGTTCTTGGGCTGCTCGATCGCGCCTGGCTCGCCCCGTACCGGCAGAGCCGCCGGCCGGTGCGCAGCCCCCGCTTCGAGCTTCTTCGCTTTCGCAGATCGCGGCCTACCGGGCATGCATCATGTCCCAACTGGCGCCACAGTTCTTCAACCGTGCAAAAATCGAACTCAAACTGCGGGCGGTTTTTCGTGGTTCGGCGCGCGGTCCCAGCCGGCCAGCCCGGAGGATTCGACCCCGCCCCCCTGTCTGACCTTGGCGGGTGTGCCGTCTGGGTTTACGAAATGGGCAAGCACAGCGGTCAATCCCTGCACCAGTGAGAGTCCCACCATCGCCCAGAATTTCCCGCGCCCGGGCAGCAGGTCGATCGAGGCGTTCAAGCCCTGCGCCACGAGCGCCAGCATCTGAATGGCGACGTTCAAAGAGAACTTCATCTTCATCAGCTCCTGAACTCAGCGGCTGCACGGGTGGGCAGACCTCCCGAATCCCCCGTCCTCGCTGGCCGTCTTGCGCGCATGGCATGAGTGGCACAGCGACTGGAGATTCGATTCGTCATCGGTTCCACCGCGCCTCACGGGCACCACGTGGTCGACATCGGTGGCGGGCTCCGGTCCCGCATGAACCCGATAAGGGTCAGCGCACAGCGGATGTCGCCGAAGCCACATCAGCCGGCGTGTCCGCCAGCGGGAGCCGTAGCCTCTCGCGGCCGCTGTGGGCCGTTGGTCCGCAGCCTGGCTGTGCGCCTCGCACCAGCGAGTGCCAGGTAGAGCGGCGTGCGGGCACCGGCACTTCCGGCACGCCCGCAGAGGGGCTTCAGCCATCCGCCCTCATCGTGCACTCGCGTTCACAGCGCTCGTCGATCCGTCTGACCTGCACCTCGAAGATCTCTCGCGGCACGAAACGGCGTTCGAGACGCTCCATCAGGTCTGAAAGTTGTGCCTTGTGGGTTAGCACGATCCAGCCGTTCACCAGGTGCCCGATCACCGATAGGACCGAAATCGCAACCAGGATATCCTCGCGATTCATGCGGCGGCAGCCTCTCTTGCACTGCCCCCGAAGTACTCGTCGAGCGGGAACAGCGCATATGGACGCAGGCTGGCGAATGCCCAGCCGAGCCGTTCCTCTATCCTGTATGCGGAGTGAAAGAACTCCCCACGGCTCAGCCCGACCGCCCGGCAGCACTGGTACCAGTCCATTCCAGTCAGGTAATGCATCCGGAAAATCTGGCCGTCCCGCACGTTTAGAGCGCGCCTGGCGACAATGCACACATCGGCCGCGAACTCGGCGTGCCTGCGTCCCCACACGCCCCGCGACGACTCCCGCCGCCGCGGCTCAACCCTCTGCCATTCGGTCCGCGACAAGTTCCAGCCCATCGCCTGCACGTACCGGTATTTCGCCAGGCACGCACGGAAGATCGCACGCAGGACGCACCCGCAGATGACTTGATGCCGTGCTTTGGCGCGTCCGGATTGCTTGAAACCCGAACCGCCGCAAAGCATGCAACGCTGGTTCGCCATCGCGAGCGCCACACCTGCCTGGATCATAGAAGGTCGCTCCTCGCCTCTACGCCGAATCTTGCCAGCGCCTCCCGCAGCCCGGCCAGCGCCCGCCGCTGCATCGCATGCACGGCCGGCTCACTCACTCCCCACCCGTCTGCGATCTCCCGCAGTGTCCGGTTTCTCCAGAACCGCAGAATGATCAGCCTCGCGTGCCTCGGCGACAGGGACAGCAGACAGGCCATGATGACCGCCTTCCGCTCGGCCTCGAGCGCGGCGGCGAACGGCGACGCTTCCTCCGGAGCGGTGACAGCCAAAATAGGCGGCATAAGAATCGGGGATCCGCACCAGCGTCCACACCCCGCGCGGGTTCTCCTCCGTTTCGCGAGTGTGCGAGTACTTCTTCCCGCCCAGGCGGGCGCGATCCACCGCCCTGCACGGATCCGCACTGAACCGCAGCGCCCGGATGCGGCGTCGCGTCCCGAGTACCTCCACGCGGCGGCTCACGATCAGTTCCCTCGCCTCGTCCTCGTCCGCCCAAAACAGGTGCTTGCCGTTCCGGTCCTGTACTGGAACCTTCCTGGCAAGCGGGGAAGAGTGGGGGGAACGCGACACGTGGAGAAGGATTGGTAACCGGG